AACCAGAACCAAAAGATAGTTGATTAAAGGAGTATATTATGGCAAATGATTATGAATTAAATATTATGGCTGATGATAAAAAGGAATCACAACATCCTGCTATATTGAATGCACTAAAATTAAAATATGAAAGTGAAATCGCTATAGCAAAAACCAATATTGATGTTTATCTTGTGAATTCAGTTGGTGTTGGCCAACATCCAACTATAGTTGAAGCAGTTGAGTTAGAACTTAAAAAAGTTGATAACGCACAGAGTATGCTTGATGTTATTCAAAAGCATTATTCATAGAATAAAAATATTATATGATGTTTTATACCAATGTATATCAATGGGGTGATAATTTACTTGTCCGTGCTGTCGAAAACGACAAACGAGTTTCGAAACGAGTAAGATATGAACCTACTTTGTTTGTTCCTGTTCAGAAACAAACTTCGTTTACTACATTAGATGGTAAGTTTCTTACACCAATGAAATTTACTTCTATAAAAGAAGCGAAAGAGTTTGTTGAACTGTATAAAGACCAATCTCATTTGGTTTTTGGACACACCCAATACGCATACACTTATATCGCAGAAAAATATCCAGATGATATCAAATGGGATTATAATAAATTACTTTTGATTACGATTGATATAGAAGTTGAATGTGAAAATGGATTTCCAAACCCCAAACAAGCGATAGAACCATTACTTTCTATCACAGTAAAAAACCACCAGACACAAAAAATAGTTGTTTGGGGTATTTCAGATTTTACAACAGATAGGGATGATATAACTTGTATTAAATGTAAAGACGAAAGACATTTACTTGAAGAATTTATGGTGTTCTGGGAACAGAATACTCCAGATATCGTAACTGGTTGGAATATTGATTTTTTTGATATTCCTTATCTTATGAATCGTATCAAACAATTGTTCGGTGAAGATAAATTAAAAGTATTTTCTCCATGGGGTAATGTAAGTGATAAAGAAGTTTATATGATGGGAAGGAAACACCAGATGTATGATATTCTGGGTGTTGCGATATTAGATTATTTGGAACTATACAAAAAGTTTACTTATACAAGTCAAGAAAACTATCGTTTGGAACATATCGCATTTGTTGAACTAGGTAAACAGAAACACGAAAACCCATATGAAACATTTAAGGAATGGTATACAAAAGATTATCAGTCGTTTATAGAATATAATATTGCAGATGTTGAACTTGTTGATAAACTTGAAGATAGATTGAAATTGATTGAACTTCTTATTACCATGGCGTATGATTGTAAAGTGAATTATAGTGATATGTTGGGTTCAGTAAAATATTGGGATATATTGATTTATAACTATCTCCGTAAGAAAAATATTATTGTTCCACAAAAAAGAAAACACACGGCAAAGGCAGAGAGATACGAAGGTGCATATGTTAAAGACCCACAAGTTGGTTTACATAATTGGGTTATGTCTTTTGATTTGAATTCGCTATATCCACATTTGATTATGGAATTTAATATATCCCCAGAAACTTTGATTAAACAAGTTAAGAATGTTGATGTGGATAAGTTACTAAACCAGAAAGTAGATACATCTTTTCTTCCAGAGAATACTACGATTACACCGAATGGTGCGATATTCAGAACTGATAAAAAAGGATTTCTTCCAGAATTAATGGAAAAGATTTATAATGATAGAGTTATCTATAAAAGAAAAGCATTAAATGCTAGTCAACTTTATGAAGATACAAAAGATAAAAAATATCTTAATGATATTTCTCGTTACCACACAAAACAATTAGCACAGAAAATTTCTTTGAATAGTGCTTATGGTGCTATTGGAAATGAGTGGTTTCGTTATTACGATATTCGAAACGCAGAAGCGATTACAACTTCTGGACAACTTGCAATCCGTTGGATTGAAAAGAAGATGAATGAACATCTTAATAAGTTGTTTAATACAGATGGAGAAGATTATATTATTGCATCAGATACAGATAGTATCTATGTTACATTTGATAAACTTATATCCCGTGTATTTAAAGAAGATGCATCGCCTACAAAGATTATTAATTTTCTCGATAAGATTACTAAAGAAAAAATTGAACCATTTATTGATAAATCATATGAAGAACTTGCAAAATATTTAAATGCATACGAACAAAAAATGGTGATGAAACGAGAAGTTATTGCAGATAAGGGAATATGGACTGCAAAGAAAAGATATATTTTAAATGTATGGGATAGTGAAGGTGTTAGATATAAAGAACCACACTTAAAAATAATGGGAATTGAAGCAGTAAAATCTTCAACACCTGCTTCGTGTAGAAAAAAGATTAAAGAGGCACTTAAATTAATAATGACTGGTGATGAAAAAGAATTAAATAAATTTATACAAGATTTTCGTAAAGAGTTTTTACAATTACCACCAGAAGATATTGCATATCCACGTTCAGTAAATGGTGTGGGCAAATTTATGGACTCAAATGCGTTGTATAAGAAAGGAACACCTATACACGTTAAAGGTGCGATATTATATAATCATTTATTGAGGGAAAATAAATTGATTGATAAGTATCCTATAATCCAAGATGGGGATAAGATAAAGTTTTTTCCATTAAGACAACCGAATATATATCAATCGAATGTGATGTCTTTCTTTACAAAGATGCCAAAAGAATTTGAGATTGATGATATTATAGATTATGATACACAATTTGATAAGGCATTTGTAGAACCACTTAACTTTGTTATTGAAAGGATTGGGTGGAAAGTTGATAGAAGTTATGGAACACAATTATCTTTGGAGGATTTCTTTGAATGATATTAGATAAAAAAGATGCAATTTATGCCGCTAATATTTTTGTTTCTTATTATAAAGATTTTGGTCGTATAGATGATTATTTAAGAAAAGTTAAACTTGAAAGAATGTCGAACTACCCAACTGCATTACCAGGTATGGGGCCTGAAGATGAATTCTTTAGTGATTTTGATATGCACCCAAGCGATATGGAGTTTTCTCTTTATGAGCCTAAGACATCTGACTTTGTTAACTATCTTGAAATCACAACATCTCATGCTGTAGAAGCATCTATTCCTGGCAAAAAATTAATGTGGATGGTAAAAGAAAAAAATACTAATAAGATTGTTGGATTTATTCGTTTTGGTTCTCCAACTATTAATTCAAAACCAAGAAATGTGTTTTTAGGAAAACCATTGGACACATTAAATCCAGATGTAATGAAAAGATTTAATGATTCTTGTATCATGGGATTTATTATTGTTCCAACACAACCATTTGGATTTAATTATCTCGGTGGAAAGTTACTTGCTGGAATTTGTTGTTCACATTTGACAAGAGAAACATTAAACAAAAGATATGATGCAAATATTTGTATGTTTGAAACAACATCACTTTATGGTAGTGCGAAAACTACTTCGATGTATGATGGTATGAAACCTATGTTGAAATTTATGGGATTAACTGAATCTGATTTTGTACCACTTATCAATGATGATAACTATCTTAAACTGAATGATTGGTTTAAAGATAGGAACAATGGTAATGGATTAGTTCCAGAAGATGCATCATCTCGTAAATTAAAAGCACAATCAAAAATGATATCTATTATTAAAACATCTTTGAAAGGAATTGATATAAATTTGTATAATAAATTTTGTGAGATAATAGATGATGCAAAGAATCTTACTCAACAAAAAAGACAATATATGTGTACATATGGATTTGGTAACATTAAAGAATATTTTAATTTAGAAACAGATACATTAACAAAGAAAAATAATTATGATAGATTTGAATTTGACAATATAGTTGAATGGTGGAGAAAGAAAGCTATCAATCGTTATGAGAATTTACAAAAAGATGGCAGATTAAGAACTGAACTTGAAACTTGGAATGTTAGGAGTGATATAGATATCATAAGATAACTTGACAAATTATAAAAATCAGGTATTATATAGTAAGAATAATTTTAATGGAGATGCAAAATGTATAAGAAAGAAGATATTGTAACCGTTATGTTTTTAAATGGCATGGAACTAATCGGTACATTAGTTAGTGAAGGGGAAGATGTGGTTGTGATAGATAAACCCATGTTGTGTCAAGCGACCAAAAATGGTGTTTCGTTTACTCCAGCGATTTCTTTAACTGGAGATGTTGTTGATGGCGAATTGAAACTTGCGAAACGTAATGTGATGTATATTTTAAAAACTTTAGAAGAAATTTCAGAAGCATACACTAAAAGATTGAGTGATATAATTACACCAGAAGAAGCAAGGATTATTGCGTGATGACATGACAAACTTTGAAAAAGTAAAAATATTTATGGAATCATTTGGACAAGAAGTAAAACATAAACCTGCTGTTCCAGATATAGACATTATAGAATTAAGACTTAATTTAATAAATGAA